TATTTGTTTTTTTTTTTTTTTTTTTTTTATATTTTTTTTTTTTTGTGTATTTGTTTTTTTTTTTTTTATAGCAGGTTGATTATCTAAATCAATATCAAATTTTATATTTTTAAAAGATTTTTTAGATTTAGGAGTATAGTTAGTATGAATATTATTTTTATATTTTTTGTTATTAGATTTTTGTGCGGTTTGGAATATTTTTTTTGAAGAGGGTTGATTTTCATTTAAATTAATAGTTTTGTTATTCATATTAGGTAATATATATATTTTTTTTTATTTTTTTTAACTATACATATTTTCCAAAGAATAATTATTCTTATTATTTTTTCTAGATTCTAAAAAGAATTCGAGTCCTTTTTCTAGGTCTAATTTATTAATTTTTTTATTTTTTTTAACTATACATATTTTCCAAAGAATAATTATTCTTATTATTTTTTCTAGATTCTAAAAAGAATTCGAGTCCTTTTTCTAGGTCTAATTTATTAATTTTTTTTTTTTCATCAGGATGCAAAGATAATACTCTATAAGAATGTGCCATTTTACATTTCTGAAAGAGAGTTTCCATATCTCCTCCATTATAATAAAAAATATCTAAATTGTCTTCAAAAAAGGATATAGGAACATCATTATAGGATGATATATTCCAGTTTTGATCATTAGCTTTTTTAATAAATATTTTTCGTAATTCATCAGCATTATATTTATTAATTTCAAATCTCCAATTAAACCTTCTTTCTAAACCATTATTTTGTGCGAAAAAGCATTTTTGTAAATCGTCTTTATATCCAGCGATAATAACAATAAGATCATCTTTTTCTTCAGTTAAAGCAGCAGTAAGTGTATCAATACATTCTTTTGAATATGAATCTTTTCCATCTTTATTTCCCAAAGAATATGCTTCATCTATGAATAAAACTCCACCTATAGCATCATCTAATACTTTTTTTGTTTTCATAGCAGTTTGACCTAAATATCCTCCAATTAAATCAGATCTTTTTACAGATAAGAAAGTTCCTTTAGATAATATACCAAGTTTAGAATATATTTTTGCAAGTATTTTAGCAAGTTCAGTTTTACCAATACCAGGATCTCCATAAATAACAGTATGTAGCATATCATAATTTTGATCATCTAAATTTTGTAAATAGAAAATTATTTGTTCGAAAATTTGTTTTTTTATATCATCAAGTCCAATCATATTTTTTAATTCGGTAAGTGGTTCGACAAGTTGGTTTAATATTTTTAAATCAATAGAATATAGTTTTTTTTTATTTTTATATTTATGATTGTATTCTAAACCTAATTCGATTAAATCATTTATATTTTCTATATTCTTATCAATACTTTCAAATTTATATTTTGATAATTTTTCTCTTTCTAATTTAATTAGTTCTTTTTTAGATTTTTGTTTGTCATCTTTATTATTTTGATCAGAATCAGTTTCAATAACAATACTAAAAGGAGTCATAAAATTAAAAAGCGAATTTAGTAAATTATTTTCATTATCATTTTTAAGAGTTTGATTAAGATTATTTTTTTTTTGTACAGGAAATTTAGAGGTATTAGTATTGGGAATGATACAATCTATATTTTTATTTAATAAATCATTATTTTTAAAAATATTTGAAGGAGGATTATTAGAAATATTAGGATGATTATTAAAAATATTGTGAGGATTATTAGAAATATTAGGAGGATTATTAGAAATATTAGTAGGATTACTAAAAATATTGGGAGGATTATTAAAATTATTGTAATTAATATTATTAGGAGGATTAAATATTTCGTATTTATTCAAATATCTATTTTCATTATCATAATATTTAAATCTATAAGATTTATCTTCCATTTATAATAATAAATTAATGGAATGATATTTTTATATGATTTATAGAATATTGGACTTAAAGAATATATATTATTTTTATAAAAATTTGATTTAAAAATAATATAATGAATTATGAATAAATAAAATTATTATGACGAATGAAGATAATTTTGATTGGGAAACAGATACATGGAAATTAGTAAAAAATTTAATAACAAGACCAAATTATCTTGTAGAACATCAAATAAATTCTTTTAATGAATTTTTAGAAATAAGTTTACCGAGTATTATTTCACAATTTAATCCAATAATTTTAAATTATGATTATATAATAGATCAATTATGGTGGAAATTATCATTAGATTCGGAATATATAAATGTTTTAGATAAAAAATATAAATCGTGGAGTGAATTTAAAGATGATGAAGAATTAATAAAAATAATTTCAGAAATAGTAGATAATATAGAAAATAACAAAAGTGAAAATAAGATAATAGATTTAGGAGATAAGTTGAATTCGAATAAATTGAGTAATGAGGAATTAATAAAAAAAGCAAAAGATTTTATAAGAAACAATATTTCTATAAAAAAGATACCAGTAAATAAACATAGATACGAACTGGAAATTTTATTAGATGAGCATCAATTAAGTCCGCCAACAATTCACGAAAATAATGGTAGACAAAAATTAATGTATCCGAATGAAGCGAGATTACGTAATTTTACATATGGGTCAAATTTATATGTAGCGGTTTCATTTAAAACAAAAGTATATTCAGGAGAAGGATTTTCAAAATTAACAGAATCGAAATATACTAAATTATCAAAGATAAATTTAGGGAAGTTACCAGTAATGTTACATTCTAAAGCATGTATTCTTACAATGCCAAGTACAAATAATAAAATAGATTATGAAGAATGTGAGTATGACGAGGGTGGTTATTTTATAATAAATGGGAGTGAGAAGGTAATAGTTAGTCAAGAAAGGGTAGCAGAAAATAAAATGTATGTATTTAAAAATACTAAACAGCAATCAAAATATTCGCATATATGTGAAATAAAATCAATACCCAATAAAAAAATATTAACACCCAAAAATATTCAAGTAAAATTAACATCAAAAGAAGGGGTAAATGGTAGAACAATAAAGGTATCTTTACCACATATAAAAGCAGATATACCTCTTTTTATAATGTTCAGAGTATTAGGAGTGATATCGGATAAAGAAATAATAGACTATATATTAATTGATGTAAATTTAAATGATAGAGATAAATACACTCAATTATTAAGAGGTTCTCTAGAAGAGACAAGTTTAATAATAGATCAAGATTCAGCCAAAGAGTATTTATGTAGATATGTAAATATGATGGGATATAATAGAGATCAAAGTGAGAAACAACGAAGATCAATATATTTGAATGATATATTAATAAATGATTTTCTTCCACATGTAGGAACAAATTCTATAAAAAAATCATTTTTTCTAGGTTTGATGGTAAAAAATTTATTAGATGTTTTCTTAAAAAATAGACCTTATGATGATAGAGATTCTTATGAAAATAAACGAATAGACACAGCAGGATCGTTAATGAGTAATTTATTTAGACAATATTATACTAAAATGGTAAAAGATATGAAAACACAAATTAACAAAGAATATATGAATGGATCATGGAGAGCAAATAATAATTTTAATAATATTCTAAATAATGCGAATATTTATAAAATAATAAAATCAAGTACAATAACAACGGGGTTAAAATATGCTTTAGCTACAGGAAATTGGGGTTTAAAATCAATGTTAAATAAACAAGGTATAGCACAAGTATTAAGTAGATTAACTTATAATTCTACATTGTCGCATTTAAGAAGGGTTAATACTCCTATGGAAAAAACATCAAAATTAGTAGCACCACGTAAATTACATTCTACACAATTTATGAGAATTTGTCCATCAGAAACGCCAGAAGGAGGATCAGTAGGGGTTGTAAAAAATTTAGCATTATCAAATCATATAACAATATACAGTGATGTAGATCCAATTATAAATTTATTAGAAAATTTTAATTGTAAATTTATAGAAAACTTAAAACCAACTGAATTTTCAAATAATGATACAAGTATATTTATAAATGGTGATTGGATAATGATAACAGATAAACCTAAAATATTAGTAGATAATTTAAAAAGATTAAGAAGAGAAGGTATTATTAATATATATGTTTCTATTTGCTGGAATATTAAATTCAATACTATAAAGATTTATACAGATTCAGGTAGATGTTCTAGACCATTATATATATTAAAAGACAATAAATTTTTGATAACAAAATCTATAATAAGTGATTTAAACGAAAATAAAATTAATTGGAGAAACCTGATTGTTCCTACACTTAATTATAATAATTTTAAATATAATAGTGATTTAATTACAGATAAATCATCAGTAATAGAATATTTGGATGTAGAAGAAGAAAATACTTGTATGATAAGTATTATAGGTGATAAGTTAAAAAATTTAGATAAAAAAGTAATAAAATATCATTATACTCATTGTGAAATACATCCAGCTTTACAGACAGGTGTTTTAGCATCAATTATACCTTTTTCAGATCATAATCAATCTCCAAGGAATACATATCAATCAGCGATGGGTAAACAAGCAATGGGAATTTATTCAACAAATTTTAGATATCGAATGGATACATTAGCTCATGTTTTAACATATCCACAATTGGCGATTGTTAATAGTAGAATGATAAAATATTTACCTAGTAATAATTTGCCATGTGGGATAAATTGTATAGTAGCAGTAGCTTCATATTCCGGGTACAATCAGGAAGATTCAGTAATTATGAATCAAAGTGCAATAGATAGAGGTTTGTTTCATTCTATATTTTATCGTACATATAAAGATGAAGAGAAAAAATCACAAAGTGGTACATCTCAAGTACAAGAACAATTTTGTATACCAGAAAGATCAAATACGGTAGGAATGAAGGGAAATAACTATTCACATTTAAATTCTTATGGATTTGCTGAAGAAAATGTTAAAGTTGAAGAAAATGATATAATTATAGGAAAAATAACACCGGTAAAAAATAATAAAGATTTTTATAGATGCTGTAGTACAGCATTACGTCCGAATGAATCAGGATTTATAGACAAAGTAATGATTTCTAGGAATGGTGATGGATATAAATTTGTTAAAATTAGAGTTAGATCAAATAGGAGACCTACAATAGGGGATAAGCATTCTAGTAGACATGGACAGAAAGGTACAGTTGGAATTGTATATTCTCAACAAGATATGCCTTTTACGAAAGATGGTATTGTTCCAGACATAATAATGAATCCTCATGCAGTACCTAGTAGAATGACTATAGGTCAAGTTGTAGAATGCATAACAGGAAAAGCAGCATGTTGTGTGAATATGTTTGGTGATGCAACAAGTTTTACAGATAAAAAATTAGATAAAATAGGTGATACATTAGAAGCAGTTGGATTTCATCGGCATGGAGAAGAACTATTGTATAGTGGAAGAACTGGACAACAATTAAAAGTAAACATTTATATTGGTCCTACTTATTACCAAAGACTAAAACATATGGTAGAAGATAAAATACATTCCAGAGCAACTGGACCGAATGTTATTTTAACAAGACAACCTGCAGAAGGAAGAGCAAGAGACGGTGGTCTTCGATTCGGAGAGATGGAAAGAGATTGTATACTATCTCATGGTACAGCCCAATTTTTAAAAGAGACATTACAAGATCGATCGGATAATTATAGAATGTATATATGCAAAAAATGTGGATTAGTAGGTGCGGTAAATTCATGTGAAAATATTTACTCATGTAAAAATTGTGAAAATTATTCCGATTTTTCAGAAGTTAGAATTCCTTATGCTATGAAATTATTTGTTCAAGAATTAGAAAGTATGAGTGTAGCACCTAGACTTGTCACTAAATAATTTTTCTAAATTAATAGTTGTTAGATTTAAATTTTTTTTTGAAATAGATTTTCTAGAGTTTTTAATCTTTCATCCATATTATTAATAATATTTTCTAAACTTTTAATTTTTTCATCCTTTATATTATTTTTTTTTATTAATTCTATATTATATTTTTCTAAAGATTCTTTAGAATATATTATATTATTATTAAGTTCGTTTAATTTTTTATATGATTCTTCAAATTGCTTATTATTAAATGTACATAAATTATTATAAGATTCATATAAATTATTATTATCAATTAATTTTAATTTTTCAATATTAACTACATTTGATAGTACTTTATCATAATTTGGTTGTGAATATTCTTTATATTTATTAAATAAATTATGAATTAAATCTATTTTTTTATCTTGTTCTAAATATTTATTTTTTATATCGATATTTTCTGAATTTTGTTTTTCTTCAAATTTTTCTAAGTCTTTTTGAATTAATTTCTGTTTTTCAATTATACTTGATAATTCTTCATAAATTTTTCCCAATTCTGTTATGATATTTCTATTAATTGTAGGATAATTATATTCCATTTATATTAATATTTTAATTTGACTTTAAGTAATCATTTTTTCAAGGAACAAAATTTTTTATATAGTCTGAATATTGATTTCTTAATAATGTATAATATATTGTAGTGTTTTCATAATCATCTTTATTATTTAGAAATTCAATATATTTATTTCTTATATCTTTAAAATGTATTTTTTTTTTTGTATCAAATTCAAAATAATTTAATCCTATATCAAATTCCTTTTTATTATATTTTTCACTATCTAAATTTATATCATATTCTTTTTTTATTAATATATTATCAATTGATTGTATAAATTTTAAAAATAAATATTTTCCTGATTCCTTAAAACTACTGTTTATAAAATCATATAAATCAGATTTTATTAGTATTTTTGTATCATCAACAGGATAAAAAAAATTTTCATATATAAATGAACAGCCTAATTTATTAATTTCAGAATATTTTAAACCAGAAGATTTATCAATATCATCTCTTTTTAAATCTTTTAAATAATCTATTATTAATTCATCTATAAAATCTCTGAATTTTATATAATTATCATTATTCAATTTTAATATTTTTTTATTAATTTCAGTAATAGAATTATTAATATTTTTATATAAGCTATCAATATTTTTTTTTTTTTCTAATAAAGAACTATTTTTTTTT